AGGAGTGTAAGTGTGTCCTCAATTTTTTCTCCAGAAAAATCAACTTCAGAATCATTTACTTCAAGAGATTCCGTGATTTTAATATCAACCGCTTTCGACTTAAGAAGTTTATCTACAAACTTATCAAATTTTTTCTGATCCGTTTTCTTTCGTACAATCAGTTTAACAATCTTATTTTCATATAGATGTGATTTGAATAGTTCAGCAGGAGTATCTTCATAATAAACTTTTTCAAACATTGTATATGGGTTTGGAATAAACTCCATCTCATAAGTTTCAGTATCAAAAATATTGAAACCACGAATATCACCAGCATCATTCCAATACATTTGATATGGATTGCCTAGGTAATAAATTTGTCCGTCATTACTACGAGTATGGTAATGTCCAGAGAATACAAATTCAAACTTATTAAAGAAACCTTTGTCTATACCACTCTGCTGGATACATCCAGGATACAATTGGAATCCAGTAATTTCCAAGTGACCAAAAGCAATGTTGGTCTTAGTCTTTTCTATTTTTTTCTTCGTCTCATCTATATTATCATCACATATCCAAGGAATCATAAAGGCTTTAAACCCATTGATATCATATTCATCTGGAGATGAGATGGGAATTACATTAGTGTAATCTTTCAATAGAGAATCAATTGAATTGACCTCATTGGTATTCTTAAAGTAGGTATCATGATTGCCGGCAAGTTGCCATACCTTAACACCCAGATCTCTAAATTTATCATATACATTTCTACGAGCCCAATCAAGAGCCCAGAAATCTATACTCTTCCTATTATCAAAAGCATCTCCCATATGGATACACTCTTTGATACCCCTCTTTTCTAGTTCTGGAAAAAAGATATCATCATAGAATTTTTGAAAGTAGTCATGAAAAACTTTTGAAGACCTCCTACAACCGTAGTGAGTGTCAGTGATAATAGCAATCTTCATTGATACATTTTAGATTGAATAGCATCCTTAATACTATTATATTCAAAAGAGCTTCCGTAGTCATCATCTACCGTAAAGACTTCATCATAACCAGACCTTTCAAGAATCTTAGTTCTGATCTCCATCTGTTTTTTCTCTTTTTGAATACGTCTCAGAAAGGCGTAGTGAATAATCTGAGTGAAGTAAGCAAAAGGATTAGTGGATTTCTCTGGATTAAAGTTATGAATGTACTGAACGCAATTTTCAATACCATCACAAATCATGTCCTCGCGGAACATATAGTTAACAAAGTTTGGTTTGTATGATAGATGGGTTGCGATCTTTAAAAAGCACTCTCCCAAATAATTTGTAATTCTAGGTTTAGGTTCGTCTTTCTCTGCAGCGTCTCTTACATCTGCCTTATACTGAACAATAGCATACAAAAATTCTTTGTTGTTTACATAATGTTCAGACCTCTTTCTAGTAGCCATTTCATTGGTCTCCTTTTTAATGTTATTATTCTATCACAAAGTTAGTAAAGTGACAACTTGACACGTCTCTGGATATTGTGTATGATGACTCTGTTGGAGTTCAAAAGCTATTCAGCTTCTTTAGATTCTATATTATAAAGCTTTTCAAGTTGTTTACGTGCTTGATCTACTGTTGTTTTGAATCCACCTGTCTTAGGAATTTTACTAGAAGAAGAGTTTAATTTGGATCTAGTAAATTTCATGTAGGATCCTACTACGTCGGAATCTTCAGAAGCTTCTACAACTGTTATAACGTGTTGCATAGGAACTACAACGATACTATCGGAGGGATTTGTTTTTACCCATGGTATCATTCGTAGACCTTCACCAGTAGAAATATGAACTGCTTCTATTGAGACTGGATCACTGAGCACTAACATGCTTCTTCCATTTTCTTCAACAGGGAGAATCTCGGCAAAGATTTCTTCGCCACTTGTTAACTTAATTGTTCCATAAAATTCTTCCATATTATTTTTTGAGTTTGATTTGAGTGAATTCATAATTAAAATCTTCTTCATTGTAGATCTTAATTCTTTCAATTAAATGATTTAGGGTGTAATTTTTTCTTCCTTGATATGTAATGTCATCTGCAATGTCATAAAGCATTGCTTTTGTTTTGTTGTTTCCTTTCCTCAGTACTCTTCCAATAGATTGTAAGTTTCTGATTCTGGATTTACTAGGTGAAGCAAAAATAACATTATGTAAGTTTTTAATATTGATTCCTGTAGAGAATGTACCATATGAAGCAACAATAATAGAGTCAGTTTCTTGTTCTGTAATCTCTCTAACCCTCTCTCTTTCTACAGCATCTACTCCACCATGAACATAGAATACTTTTCTATTATCATCTACAGAGCTATTTATTAACTCATGAATAATCTTTCCATGGGATTCTACTCTCTGAAATAGAATAAGAGTATTTCCCTTTAACCCTAAAGATAAATTTTTAATAAAATTTGTTCGTTGTTCATGAGAGATAATATATTGGATTTCATCTTCATAGGTATTAAAGGTTCGTGGAGCATGTTTTAATAACAGAATCCTAATATCAAGTTGTGAAAGATGTCCTTTTTTAATTAACTCTGCTGTCTGCGTAATCTTATAACTAGGTCCAAAAAGTCCTTCCAGGACCCACTTATGAGTTTGTGATCCATCAAGAGTTCCAGTAAATCCGTATCTATATTTCGTATCTCTAAGTTTGGTCATGATTCCAACTAAGGACTTTGATTTAAACTGATGAGCTTCGTCACCAATTACAACATCGAAGTCATTGAAAAACTTTTTATCTAATTTATAAATTGATTGCCAGGTTGTAATTACAACTGGGAAGTTAGTTGTTTTTTCTCTACCAGAATAGACTCTATGGCAAAAGGATTCGGAATCCCATCCATAATCAAAGAAGTCTTTATACATCTGTTCTACCAAAGATGTAGTAGGAACAACCAATAAAATTTTCTTATCTTTCTCCACAAAATATCTGACAATCGCATAGATCATCAAAGATTTTCCAGAAGCTGTTGGTGATATCAACAATCTTCGGTTATATCTAAGTGCATCGTACACTCCTTCTACCTGGTAATCTCTAGGAGTATGCTTAGAGATTGACTTCATATAATCTTTTACACCTTCTCTAGAGATAAGATCATTTTTCTCGAAAGGAGTTCCGTAAAATTTACTGTCTTTAAAACTTACTGTGTACTCACTCTTCTTAGCCCATGCACAGACTTTATCTAGAAGTCCTACATAGATCTCTCCAGTTGCTGTTGAGAATAATCGAATCTTCCCATCCCAATACTTGCTGCGATACTGAGGCATAAATTTTGCCCCAGGAACTTCAAATGTAAAATGATCTGCAAGTTCTTGATTGACATGAGGTTCTGCTTGGATTTTAAGAAAAACCTCATTCTTTTTTTCAATGATCAAATCAGTCATAACCTCTTATAAACCTCTGCCACTCAATAGCGTTTTTAATCTGGTAGGTTCTGTTTAGAATTACTTTTATAATACTTTCCAAGTAATCTAACAACATCTGATAATATTCCATTTTAGTCAGACATCTAATGAGTTCCTCATCAGAATCTAGATACTTATCAATATCCGACTTCAATACTTTAAAATCAAATGGTTTTTCTACGTATATTTCTGGCTTTGATTTTCCTGAATAGTACTCCCACTTCTCTCTCCTCAACACTTTGAATTTATTTTCTTGTCCTTTTTTAAGAACGAGAATGTTATTATAAATTTTATAATACTTTGAGTGTAAGGATGGAATTTTTGTTGACTCTAGATGAAGATCATCATTATCAATTTTAGAATCTTTTTCCCAAAGATTCTCAATCATTTCAAGATTCATACTACAATAAACTCTCAATATCAAAGATAGTATATTTAAATGTGGCTTCCGCCATAATATAATTTATATCAGTTGCCTTAGCGTCAAATTGAACTGGAGATAATGAGGTAGGGAATAAGTCTTTAAATTTTACTTTAGTAATCGGAGTGAATGAACTACTATAAATGAGAAGACTCCCATCCGAAAAAGCACCTACCATTGGATCTACTCCAGTTCCAATAATGAATGGCAATGCTTCTTCCATACTATCTGGATATCCAAGACCTCTCATCCAGTCATGGATTTCTAGATAGTTCTCCATATTCTCATCCACCATAAATTGAATGGTGAAATCATTGTATACCAACTTATCTCCAGGGATCATTAAATCCTTGAGAGGGGTTGATTGAACTGCTACACCTAAATTAATACCTGGAATGTTTACAGAGTTTGCGAAAAAATCCACTTTAGGTGCTTTTTCCAAACTAAATTTAAATCCAGTTGGGGATAAGAAGTTTTTATTCTTAAGTTCCCTATCCCATTTGGATAGTCCACTTTCTCTAACCATGGAATTAAATACTGTGCATATTAGTATTTAGCAGTCATTAAATACTGTCCCAACTTGTGAACCCAATTCAGAACCTGCCTTCTGTCCTAGTAGAAGTGCCCATCCACCTGCTAACCAACCAACATAAGGAATACTCATTGCTGCAGGAACAGCAACACCAGCAGCAATAGCACTACCCGCCATTGCACCTTGAGACCGTGCGCCAGCGTCCGCCACTATACATTCTATGTCTTTTACAGACTTTCCCTCGCCGTCTGCCACAGCGCCTCCTGGACCCATATTACGGGTTCCCTCTCTGGTGAACTGATCACGACGCCATTCATTTCTAACTTCAGATCCACCACCAAACAATCCTCTCTTTTCTTTATCAACATCTAAGGACCTTTCAGACTCTAGAATCTTAGGATCGTCTGCGCGATATTCAATTTCATATCCGTCTTTCCCAGCTCTAATAGTATATGATGAATAATCACCACGGGGGATGTTAATGGTTGGAATTTGTGGAACTCTCGGGGGTTCTGGTCTTCTTACAACATAACCCAGTAAACCAATGTGTGCTACTGCAAAAATTGCACCAATAGTTCCTGCAACTACTTTGAACCCTGGTAGTTTAATTTCTTTTTTAGGTTCATCTGACATCTTAACCTCCGATGTTGAATTAATTAACTCACTTAGTCGTCCCACATTTCAATCATTTAAAAGCAGCCCTATTTATAAAAAGGCATAAAAAAAGACCCCGAAGGGTCTTTGGTAAGATGTGAACCTTGAATCACATGAGGTTCTTGACGGTGACTCTTCTGTAGTAACGGTTAGAGTTAGCGAGGAGTCTACCCATTCCCTGAGTGGTTCCTTCCGCGAATGGATTGGCGACCATGCCGTAGCGGGTCTTAAAGCCAATTTTGGGTTGGAAGGTGTCCTGTCCAACGGCGCGAACCATCTGGAGAGGAACATAAGGACAGTAGAACATACCTGCGTCATAAGGTGAAGAACCCTTATAACCAACAACGTAGTACTGGTTTGCAGCATTGTTTGCAGCAAATGGGTCGATGTAGACCTTGTACTTACCAGCAAGTGTGCCAGCGAAAGTATTACCAGTGTCATCAACGTTAAGGTTAGCGTTGAGTGCAGGGGTGTAATCCAGGATACCTGCCATCGTGAGTGCGGATGCAACGTCTGCGGAACACAGAACAACGTTGCCCTTCCCTCTACGAGTTCTTTGTGCGATTGCGTTAGCGTCTCTTTCGATTTGGAAAAGTAGACCCTTGAACTTCTCAACACTCCAACGTCCGTTAGAGTCAACATCGAGGTCGAACTCACCAGCGGTAGCGGTGTTAAGAGTTGCACCCTGTTCAGCAACTTTATAGATGGAACGAATGACTTCGCGGTTGATCTCAGCAAGAATCTCTGTGGAGAGAATATTTGCGAGTTCAGCCTCAGCATTCAAACCATGAATTGCCTTAAGGTCTTGTGCCAGTTCCAAGGAGTACTCTGCTTTCAGAGCTCTTGACTTGGCGGTTACAGTGACTTTCTCGATCGAGAATGCCATCTCTTGGAAGGCATTAGAAGCGGCATCACCGAGAGCTTCCGACTCTCCAGTTGACATACCCTGACCTACGTTGTAGGCAGAGGTTGTTGCGGAACCAACGGGGTTCAGAACTGCGGGGTTAGAACCTGCCTGAGCACCTGTACCGAAACCAGCAGCCTGGTCGGTTTGTCCACCTGTAAGGGACTGATCACTATCCTGACCAGAGAATGCGGTATCGGGCTCGTTGAACAGTGCCTCAGTACCACTCTGATTGGTGTAGCGGGAGCGCATTGCAAAGATTAGTCCAGTAGGACCACTCATTGGTTGTACGCCTGCAAGGTCATATGCGACCAAGTTGGGCATTGCGCGTCTGATCAAGGAGATCAGAACTGGGTCGAAACCAGCGACAGGACCTGTGTCAGTGGAAGAACCACTGAAACCACCAGTACCAGCCGAGTTGGTTGGGGATGCTTCACTCAGGAAAGAATTTTCTTCCCTAAGCATTTGCTCTTGGTTCTCAAGGAGAACGGCGGTGACATTACGTCTATGACTATCCTTGATAGCTCCAGACCCTTCGTGGTCTAGTAGGGGAGCCCACTTTTCAGTAAGCTGTTGGTAATTAATGTTTTGTTGCATTTTGGATTCCTAGGTTTGAAATTAATAATCTCTAAATCACTGCTTGACGTTAGAGAGTGCTCTTAAGTATGCAGCCATAGATCCAGTTGCTGGTTCTACGTGCTCTGCTTCTTCTTTCAGAACTTGAGTCTCTGTCGTCTTGGAAGAACTAGAGTTACCAGAGAAGTACGACTCCTTCAGTGTTTCTAGTTTTTCACGATAGCTTTCTTCACTTTCAAACTCAACACCTTCTGCAAGAACTGCAAGTTTGTCTTTCTGAGAAACTGCAAGTCCTTCTGCAACAGTATTCATAATAGTTTCAGCAGTCGATACCGACAACTTACTATTCAGAGCAACATTTCTTTCGATTTGCTCATTGAGTTTGGTCTCCATTTCATCAAGTTTGTCTACCATGCTCTCAAGTACATCATATCTATCTTCAGGGAGTGATACATAATGTTCTTCAAATAGACCCTTCATTCCTTCAAGGAATGATTCGGTCATCTCTGTCTTGATTCCACGCTCAACGGAGAGAGCGTTTTCTTCAAGCCATTCTTCAGCGACATATTCGAGGTACGAATCTAGTCTTTCGGTAAGTTCAACCTTAATGGATTTAACTTCCTCGGCAAACTGAGTTTCGTAGGCCTCTTGAATCTGATTTTCGATATCTGTGATCTTAGCGGTAAGCGAAGCTTCAAAGATTAGTTTAGCTTTTTCTCTGAATTCTTCCGAGAGTTCTTCACCACCCAGGAGTGCTTCGACATCTTCTGCAATCGCAGAATCAATATCAATGATGCTCTCTTCGGTTTCGGTCAGATCTTCCTCAGCAATTACTTCTTCAGCAGATGCTTCGGCCTCTTCAGCGTACTTGGGTGCTTGTTGCATTGGTTCAGCAGGTTTTGCGCCTTTGTTGACGACATCCTTAACTTGCTTAATAGTCTGCGTAGGAGTTTTAAGCGCGTTAGAATTATCGTCTGGTCTAGAATTCTCGGGGGTAGGTCCACCGAGATCCTCAACGGCAGCGTTGTCAGGAACATAGTTAGGTGTTTTGGGCATGGAATCACCAGCCGCAGCACCACTATTGACAGCGGTTTTGGATTGCTTAGTGCCTACTTCCATTTCTTGTAAATCTCCACGAGACATTTGAACTCTCCGTTTTTAATCGTTGTAGATATCGTAATCTGTATTTATTTATTAAATTCAGAGATTTGATAAGAAGTTTTGGAAGATTTCCAATTTCTTCTCGTCTAGTCTCTTTTGATCAACAAATTTATTTATGGTTTTTTTAGTTTCTTTAATTGCCTGATCGACAATTTCTTCAGGCTGTTTCTCAATTACCGCAACGGTTTCTTGGACTGTTGCTTCTCTAATTTGAGACTGTGCCTTTAGAAGACCTGCATCCCAAATCCATTCAACTCCTTCCATGATTCCGTTAACAAAAGCATCAGGAGCAGAGGGATCTGCGACAATATCAGCAGCAGTAGCGAGCATAAAATCCTCACCAACTACTTTATATCCTTCATTTGTATCACGTAGACTTCCCATTCCCCTAGAAGAAACTCCCAGTTGGACACCCTCATCAATCAGTGACTGAGCAATTTTGCCCATAGGGGTATCGAGAAGTTTAGCTTTTCCAATAAAATTATGTCCCTCTTTGTGAAGGTCTACAATTTTATGAGAAACTCTATCTAAATTTACAGTTGGTCCATCAGGATGTCCCAATTCACCAAGAGCACGTCCTTTAGAAACAAACTGTTCGCTGTATCTGTTTACCTCTTTATCCAGAGTTTCAACAGGATAGAAACGACCATTCCTATTCTTCAAGTTTCCTTGAAGGAAAATACCTTCAATAAACATAGATTTCTTGCCGTCTTTTTCTTCGACAAGAACCTTTGCTGATTCGATTTCTTCGGTAATAAGTTTCATTCTTCCTCTGGTTCCTCGGCAGGTGTTTCAAGTTCTGCAGATACCTCTACTTCACCATCAGAAGTTTCTGGTTCTGCATTATCTAATTGATCAACCCAAGGATTGGGCCCTCCAAACGCATCAGCTGTTACAGCTGGACGAATGGTTTCGATGTTTTCTGCAGACTTTGCAAATAAAACATCTTTGATCCTAGAATGAATTTCTGTAGGAGAGTCATTCTTCACAATCAAATCAATAAGGTCATCCATAACAGGTAAATTAAATACAAACTAGAAGTATTTATATTTCCCCTCCCTTGGGCATCTCTATGGATGATCCGTCAGCTTCTACTGCAGAATCATCAATACCTGGTTCTGTTATTGGAGACCCAAGATCTTCGCCTGCACCGATACCCATTTCAAGTTGTTGAACTTCCATAGGATCAATCAACTTACCATCCTTAATTTCTTGTGCCATCTGTTTATCAATATCGATCATCTCCTCATCTTTTTGTTTGAGAACATTTCTCCTTACATATTCGAGAGAGAAATACTTTCCAAGATATGGGTCAACCGCAGCAGCAGTTCCAAGTCTTTCATTAAGTAGTTCAGTCTCTTTTAATTCTGCAAAGTGGTTATCATAAACAAAGTCATATTGGATATGATCGGAAAGAATTTCCCAATCTTCAGGCGTAACAATGTTCTTAAGAATGAGTTGTGTCTTCAGCATGTCGCTGAAAACACCAGAAAATCTTTTTCTTAAACGTCCAACAAACTTGGTAAATTTAATTTCATCTCTCAAGATTTCCGAAGAACGTCCAAGATTGAAACCTTCTCCAGAACCAGCAATACGAGATTCTGGGACACCCAGTGATCTGTATAATTTTTTCTGGAAGTATTCAATATCAGAAAGTTCTCCCAAGTTTTGACCACCTGGCAACGTAGTTATTTCAGTTCCTCTTCCACCTTCACGACGAGGCAACCAAAAATCTTCAAGCATACTCATATGCTTACGATCATCTCGCACTTCACCAGTCGATGCATCATAGACTAGTTTGTTGCGATAACGACTCATCACATCTTTCAAGTATTGTTCTGCTTTAATCTTCGGCAGATTACCAACATCAATATAGAAAATTCTTCTTTCAGGAGCACGGGAC